GACTGCTGGATGTGTGGCGTGTGAGGGGCGCATGGTGGGAGGGTGTGCGGTGGGGGTGGGCAGGCTGCCGCCGTAGGACCATGGGGGGCGTGTAGCAGGCGGGTGCGTGGCACGAAGGGGGGATGTGCCGGGAGGGGGTCAGTACATATCACCGTCCTGTCGGTTTGTGTGGGTGTGTGACGGTGACGTGGTGGTGTCATACCCCCCGTCCCGTTGCCACACTCGGGACTCCCGGCCGATGTTGCTCGGCTCACACACACGCTGATCGAAGTCGTCGCCTCACCGGCTTACTGTGGAGGCCCCCGACATGGAATGGGCACCCGCACGCGGTGATCTACCCACGTTCCCGTGTGTGCTGGCCCGCATCGTGCGACTGATGTACGCCCTTTCCCCTTGTCCTCGAGGGGTGCAGCTGTGTTAGTCTCACAGCACTGTTCCGTTCCCGAAGGCCATCCCCCTCAAGCGTCCAACTTGGGGATCAGGGGTGGCCTTCGGTGGTTACGGTAGTCGGTGTCGACGGGGCGGCGCAAGTGGTGTACGCTTGTTCTCATGGATATCAGTGATGTGAGGGGTCAGTTCCAGGCTGGTGTGAGGGGTTCGTTCCACCAGTCCGAGGGGTCGTATGTGCAGCCGCAGATGGCGGAGGCTGATCGGCCGGCTGCGGAGATGTGGTCGGTGGTGTATCGGATGTCGCCGGATGGTGGCTTGTGGTCGGTGCAGGTGGTGGCGGATACGCCGAGTGATGCGGTGGTGGCAGTGCGCTGGTGGGCGCAGCATCATCATGATGCGTCGATGCTGGTCGTGGTGGGTGTGATCAGGCTCGAGTCGGTGCGCTGATCGTGTTTCCGGTGCGTCGCTGTCCTGGGTGTGGGGCTGGGGTGGTGCAGGCGGTGTCGTCGGTGTCGTTCAAGCTGGTGCTCGTGGATGCGCAGCCGGTGGATGGTGGGTCGTTGCGGTTGCGTGTGGAGCGTGATTCGGATGGGTCGTTGTTGTTGCCGAAGGCGATGCCGGTGGGGGCGACGCTCGATCTGTTCGATGAGGATGATGGGGTGCGGTGGCAGCCGCATTTCCTCACGTGTACGGATCCGTTGGCGCGGCGGCGGCGCGAGTTGTCGCATCGCTGACGGCTGCTGTGTCTAGGCTGTCGGCGTGGCCCCCAGGGTGGGCCGGTCGAAAGGGGCCGTGATGGCTGCGAAGAAGAAGTCGGGGACGGCGGACAACGCCGAGCGTCAGGCGAAGGCGAAGGCGAAGAAGAACAACGTCCCGCAGACGACCGTCACCAAGGGCAACCGCATCCAGGTCACCAAGCGGTACGACGGCACCACGATGGACAGCTACAACATCAACGGGTACAACGGCAACTTCAAGTACCAGACGGGGTCGGCGCCGAACGGCAGTCGAGCCGCTTCCGTCGCCAAGTCCAACTTGCGGAGTCGCAACGACAGCAAGGTGCAACGCAACAACACCAAGAGGAAGTGACCACGATGAGCAATGTCGAAGCAACGCAGGATCCCGCCGCCGAGCCCGCCGTGGCCGAAGCAGCGGTGGGTGCCGATGGAGCGCCGGCCGACGTGCAGGCGGCAGATGATGCCGGTGCGGCCGTGGACGCCGCTCCTGCCGAGTCCGTGGACGCTGCTCCGGTGGATGATCCTCTCCCGGTGGAGGGCCTGGTCACTCCGGACGGGTTCGTGCCTGTTGCGGTGGGCGCAGAGTCGGGCATCACGATCCCCGAAGGGGTGGAGGCGACGTACGGCGGTTCGTACCTCGTTCACGAGTACCGGGGTGAGGTCCTCGAGATCGACAAGGTGACGACGTCGAAGTCGGAGCGTCGTGAGCAGATCGCAGCGTTCGAGGCTGCGGTCGATGCGGAGCTCGACAGCTGATGCGTGAGACAGTCGTCGAGCGTGGCCGGCGGCTGTTGGCCGAACAGCAGGCCGCCGAAGCCGCTGAGCGCGCCGCCGCCGACCAGCTGGCGGCTGAGCAGCGTGAGCAAGAGCTGATGCGGGTCGGGGTGGAGAACGTGTCCATCCTGTTGTCCACCGTGTTGACCCGGCTCGAGGGTGTTGAGCAGGAGCTTTCCGGTCTGCGCCGTCAGGTGGTGGCGTCGCGTGTCCGGCGACCTGTCCGTGGAGAAGATGGCACGATCCTCTACGTTGTGGACGAGATCGAACCGCCCATGTTGGGCCCGACCGTGGAGGACGATGACTGATGGCGACTGGTCACATGATGACGAACCGGGGCCGGCTGCTCCACGCGCAGGGTCTGTGGGATGACGGCACGGCCACGATCATCGGTGTCGGTCTGGTCAAGGTGCAGGGCGCCGCTGCGGACACCCAGGCCGAGGTCGATGATCTGAACACGGTGAACGATCTGATCGTGACGGCCGGTTGCACTGAGTGCGACTTCACGAACTACGTCCGCAAGGACCTGACCCGCACGGCGTGGGCTGAGGACGACACCAACAACCGTGCGCAGGCCGTCGCCGCGCTGCTCACCTGGGCAACGGCTGGTGGTGCGACGAACAACACCATCCTCGGTGCGTTCTTCTACGACAAGACGACCGACACGAACGACACGACCCGCCAGCTGCTGTCGGTCGACTGGTTCGCGTCGGGTGTTACGACGAACGGGTCGGACTACCGGTACGACCCGACCGCTGGTCTGTACAGGATCGCCTGATGGCTGCCGCCCCCGTCTACTACACGACCCCGAAGGTCGGTTACTGCCGTCTCACGACCGGCGTTGCTGCAACTGACGGTTCGGGTGCGCCAACCGGCCTCACTTGGTACGGCGGCTCTGCGCCGTCAGCCGACTACATGCTCGTCAAGGTCATCGCGTCGGCCACGAACAACGCTGGCACCGCGAACCTGGCTGACTGTCTGCTGCACATCTGGACCGACGACGGTACGACGCCGCGCTTGTTCCGCACGTTTGACCTTGGTGACCAGGCGGTTGGTACGACTGCGTTGTCGGCAGGCGTGTGGGAGATCAACTTCGCGCCCGGCGAGTTCTGCTTCCCGTCGAACGTACTGCCAGAGTTCACGATCTCGGTGACGCCCACTGCGGGCAACCTCGACGTCGTCGCATGGCTGCAGATGGCGTGACCGATGGCCACTCCCGGCATCTACACCGGCATTGCGACCCGACTCGGCCAGGGCGAACTCGACCTACGTCCGGCCAACCACATCATCCGCTGGCGCGCCGGTAGCCGAGGGTTCTGGACTCCGCCCGCCAGCGTGCGCGCCGTCCGAATGCGCGGCTGGGCCGGTGGCGGTGGCGGTGGTTCGGGCCGTACCGACGCTGCTGGCAGTGCTCGAGGTGGCGGTGTAGGCGGTGGTGCGGGTGCAGCGTTCGAGGTGTTTTTCGACCTGCTTGGCTACGACGGCGAACGTGACTGGCTGCGTCGGCCGTGGCAGTACGCAGTCGGGCTGGGTGGCGCCGGTGGCGCAAGCCAGACGCTTGGCGCTGCTAGCAACGGCCTGTCAGGTCAGACCGGCGTGGCGACAACGCTGATCCTGCCGATTGCGCCACATCAGGCAACGCCGCTTACGATCACGGCAAACGGTGGTTCTGGCGGTGCGGGTGGGATCAACGCCAACGGTACGGGTGGCACTGGCGGCACGGGCCCGATTCCCGGCACGGCAGGCGGGGCCAGCAACGTGACTGGCACGGCATCGTCCGGATCGAGCGGCACGGCGTTGCAGGCCACCGGCGGCCAAGCAACAGGCGGTGGTGGCGGTGGTGGCATCACAAGTGCGAACGCAACACAGACGGGCGGCGCAGGCGGCAGCCAGACGTCGACCGGCATCACACTCACCGGCGGTACGGGTGGTCTCACCAACTCGAACGGGCAACCAGGCTTTGCATCGCCCATTGGCGTACAAGGCGGCCTCGGCGGCGGTGGCGGTGGCGCCGGGTCGACCACGGCAGGCAACGGCGGTGACGGTGGGTTCCCTGGTGGCGGTGGCGGTGGTGGTGCAGCCCAGGTACTCTCCAGCCCCACGGGCGCTGGTGGTGCTGGCGCGCACGGGCTCATCATCGTCGAGTTGTTCTGGTAGGAGGTCCACATGGACCCGCGCCTTCTTGTTGCGCCCGACCTGAAGCTGGTCGTCGGCGACACCCTGCCGACGCTGCTCGTCGTCCCGGTGCAGGCGCCTGGCGGCGGCGGTGGCATCCAAACAACCACGGCTCAGGTCGCCACGCTCACGCTTTCGGCCGTCCCTGGCGTCTCGAGCTTCACCGGAAGCGCCACCACCACGGCTCAATCGGCGTCGATGACGCTGTCCGGCGTCCCGGGCGTGTCGTCGTTCGGTCCACAGACCACCATCGCGCAGGTTGCGACCATGACTGTCACTGGCGTTGCTGGTGCGTCGTCGTTCGCAGGGTCCGTGACGACGACCGCGCAGCCCGCCACGATGACCGTGACCGGGGTCGCGGGCAGCTCGTCGTTCACCGGCAGCACCACCACGACCGCTCAGCCGGCCACCATGACGCTGTCGGGCGTAGCGGGAACGTCGTCGCTGTCCGGTGGTGGCGTCCAGACGACCGTTGCACAGGTCGCCACTATGTCGCTGACGGGCGTTCAAGGTGCGTCGAGCTTTGCCGGATCGGTCACGACCACCGCGCAAGTCGCCACGATGACGCTCAGTGGTGTTCCAGGCGTATCGAGCTTCACCGGCAGCGTCACCAAGACCGCCCAGGTCGCCATCCTGACCTTCTCCGGCGTCCCTGGCGTGTCGTCGTTCGCCGGATCCGTCACCACGACCGCCCAGGTGGCCGTCCTCACGCTGTCCGGCGTGCCCGGCACGTCCAGTTTTGGCCCCGTCACCACCGTCGCGCAGCCCGCAACGCTCACTCTGACTGGCGTACCCGGCGTGTCGTCGCTCTCCGGCGGCGTCCAGACCACGATCGCCCAGATCGCGACGCTCATCATCACTGGCGTGCCTGGCGTCAGCGACCTGTACGTCCCGCCAGCCCCGAACGATGGCCCTGGACCCCGATTGGGCCCGTCACGGCGCGGTGGACGGCCCCAGCGGACCCGCATCAACCGTACGCCGACGCGCACCATCCGCATCGGCTACCCAGACCCGCCCGCACCCATGCCCGAGCCGGTGCTGGTGAAGGAATACCCACCGCTGTTCGAGCCATGGGTCGCTCCCGGCCCGCTTCCGACCAGCGACGACGAGATGATGCTGCTTCTCTGCTGATCGACGGGGTACTCTGCAACCTGTTGACCCCAAGGAGGACCAACCATGGCTGCAAACGCCCCCCTCATCGTTCACTCGTCCGTCGGGGCGACCGCCGATGTGTTCCATCTGACCCGCAAGGTGAAGGAAGTCGTCGTGAAGAACACCCACGCGACCCAGTCCATCAGCCTCAAGGTGTTCACCGGAGCCACCTCGGCGGCCGCCGTCGCCACCGCCACCGCCAACGCGACGGTCGCGGGCGCGAACGACACCTTCACCATCCCCGCTGGTGCCACCAAGACCGTGTTCAAGAGCACCCGGCAGCAGTACGTCGCCGCCAACATGATCGGCACCGGTGCCGCGACCACGTTCGACATGGAAGGCACTATCTGGACCACGGGCTCCTGATGTCTGCCACACTGTCGCGATGAGCGACAGTGTCGTCCAGAACAACAACTACCGCTACAAGCGGACCGTCGAGCGCAAAGACCGCCTCCTGCAGCTCATCTCCACCGGGGTGAGCGTGCAGGAGGCGTTGTCGCATCCCGACATCGGGATCTCGTACTCCGCCTACCGGAAGTGGCGGGAACGGGACAAGCGTTTCGCCGCCCAGGTCGACGTCATCCGAGGCGTACAGGACGCCGAGAGCGACCCGACCAGCTCGATGACGTCGGCCGAGTTTGCCTACCGCTACTTCGGGCGCATACGATCGCATTTCCAGCAGCGGTGGGTTGACACCGTGGACTCAATGCCCCCTGGCGACATCCTGCTCGCGCTCTGGCCACCGGAGCACGGCAAGACCACCACGTTCGAGGACTACGCCACCGAGAAGGTCGCACGCCGACCCGACTACCGGATGACCGTCGCCGGCGAATCCGGCGACATGAGCAAGCGCATCCTTGGCCGAGTTCGCAACCGGCTCGAGGCCGGCGGCCCGTACCCGGCGCTCGTGCGCGACTGGGGCCCGTTCAAGCCCGACGTCGGCCGAGGCCAAGTCAGCGTATTTCACCAGCCGTGGAACAACGCTGCCTTCTCCGTGTTCCGCAACCGCCAGTCCGACGAACGAGAGCCAAACATGCTCGCGCTCGGCGGCAGCTCGTCCATCCTCTCCGTCCGCACCGACCACCTCCACATCGACGACATCCAGAGCGTCAAGACCCTCGGCCGCACCCCGCAGATCATGCAGTGGTTCCGCCAAGACGCCCTCACCCGACCCGGTGAGACCGGCAAGACCACGATCAACGGCTCGCGCGTCGGCGACGACGACTTCTACGAAGGCCTCCTCACCGACAGCGACCTGGCCCCCATGCTCCACGTCGTGCTGTTCAAGGCCATCGAGTTCAACCTCGTCACCAACGAGTACGAGCCGCTGTGGCCCGAGATGTACTCGATGGAGAAGCTAATGCGGATGAAGGCCAAGGTCGGTGAGGTGGCCTGGAACCGCAACTACATGCACGACCCGGCAGCGTCGAACATCAACCGCACCTTCTCCGACAGCGGCATCAAACGCTCCCTCAACGAGACCCGCAAGCTCAACGACCCGGCCGGCGTGCACCGCAACGGCGGCGCCAGCCTCTACCTGTCGCTCGACCCTGCACTCGGCAACGGCTGGAACTGCGTCCAAGGCTGGTACGTCACCAACGACAAGATGACCCTCGTCTACATGAGCGACCGCCAAGGCCTCGAGCGCAACGAGGACATCGTCGACGAACTCCGGCGCGCCTGCCAAATCCTCGACCCGCACTTCGTGATCTCCGACCTCATCATCGAAGCGATGAACTTCCAGAAGGGCCTCGCCCGCGACGAACGCCTCAAGGAACTGCGCGACGAGTTCGGCTTCCAGATGCGCGAACACCTGACCGGCTCCAACAAGTACGACGCCAACATCGGCATCGCCTCCATGGCCGGCTCGTTCGAGGCCGGCCAGATCGACATGCCATACGACCCCGAGGACCGCCGCACCCGCGCCGAGATGGACGAGTTCATCTCCCAGCTGATGAAGTGGAAGCCCAACAAGCGCGGCTCGCAGCTGCGCCAAGACCGCGTGATGGCCGCCTGGTTCGCCTGGATCCTGTGGCAGAGCCGCCGCCGCACTCTCACCGAGGAGCCGCGTCCCTGGCAACGCAAGGCTCTACCCTGGAAAGGGACTGACACGGGCCTCATCCTCCCGATTGGAGCGCTGCGCCAATGAGCTACACCTTCGACCAGATCCGTGAGTTCGTCCTGCTGATGCAGGCCGACCAGGGCCCGATCCTGCAGAAGATGCGCGACATCCTCATGCGGTACGAAGGCGACTGGGTGCTGCCCATGCCCGACATGGAGAACGAACCCCGAATGCCGCAGCTCACGCCGGCGCTCGTCGGTGAAGCGATCGACCAGGTCGCGATGCGTGCCACCAGCGTGATGCCCCGCATCTTCTGCCCGCCGCTCGACCCTCGCAAGGACACCGGCGTCCGGTCCCGCCAGTACGGCACCATCCGAGGCCAGATCATCACTGCCACGCTCGAGCGCAGCCGCTGGAACCTGGCGCGCCGCCGCTACTACCGGCACCTCACCGCCTACCACACGGCGTCGCTGTGCGTCACTCCCGACATGGTCAACGACCTGCCCCGCCTCGAGGTCCGCGACCCGCTCTCCACGTTCGTCGAGCCGACGTCGAACGAATCGCTGCTCGACCCGAACTACGTCGCGTTCGTGAACCGCCACTCCGGCCAGCATCTGCGCGACCGCTACCCGAAGTGCCGAGGCGAGAACGGCGGCCCGATCACCGATCGCCACACGAACGAACTGTGGGACGTCGTCGAGTGGTACGACCGCGACGTAGTCGTCTGGGGTCTCATTGGCCCGTGCGAGACCTACGGCTCGCACGTCAACACGCAGCGCCTGGCCTACGGCAGCCCGTCGATGGAGCTGCTGCGCCTCCCGAACCGGGCCGGCATGGTCCCGGCCGTCGTCCCGCACAACGTGTCGCTCGGCCGGATCTCGTCGCGCATCGGCGCGATGCTCGGCAACACCGACTTGCAGGCGAAGCTGATGGCACTCAACATCATCGCCCAGGAGAAGGCGATCTTCCCCGACGTGTACGTGCTCGGCCGCCAAGGACTCGAGCCGCAGCTCACGAACGGCGAATGGCAGGACGGCCGCACTGGCAACATCAACATGGTGATGGACGCCGACAGCATTGGCGTGCTCCGCACCACCCCTGACCCGACCACCGGCCAGACCATTGACCGGCTCGAGCGCAACTTCCGCACTTCGACCGGCCTTGTCCCGCAGCTCGGCGGCGAAACCTACGGCGCGCTCCGCACCGGCCGAGGCATCGACGCACTCGCAGGCATGGCTCTCGACCCTCGCGTGCAGGAACTGCACGAGGTCACCGAGGCCTACCAGTCGACGATGCACGCCGCCATCCTCAAGACCTACAAGGGTTACTGGGGCACCAAGTCCTACTCGATGTACACCGGCCAGGCCAACAGCCGGATGCTGGTCGAGTTCACCCCCAACCAGCACATCGAGACCACCGAGAACAGCGTGTCGTACCTCGTCGCCGGTGCCGACGCCGTGCAACTCACCCAGATCCTGGGCTCGCTGTACGGCGCGAAGGCGATCAGCCGCCGTTCGTTCCGTGACGGCCACCCCTACATCGCCAACGCCGACATGGAAGATGCGGCCGTGCGTGAGGAGGAGTTGGAGGAAGCGGTCATGCAGGCTGTCGTGCAGCAGATCGTCGCCGGCCAGCTGCCTCCGATCGTGGCCGCCATGGTCCGCGACACCCTCGCCAACGGCAAGGACATCTTCGAGGCGATGAAGGTCGTCGACGAGGAGCTGCGGAAGCGCCAGGCCACCCCGCCCGAGGAAGTGCCCGAAGGCATGATCGCCGCACCCGAGCAGATGCCCGGCCTGGCCGGCGGCCCCGGCGCAGCACAGGCACCGCCGCCCGTCGACCAGCAGCAGGTCACGGTTCCCGGTGACGTGAGCAGGATGAAGCAGCTGCTGCAGACGATGGGAGGCTGACATGCCCAGGACCGCCAAGCGGAACCAGACGATGTCCGGCGCACCGGCACAGCCGATCAGTGCGACCCCGGGCCAGATGTACGGCGCAGGTGTCGACCAGATGGAGCTGCAGCGCGCCATGCCGGCCCCAAACCTGGCGCAAGGCCCGGTCGCCCAGCCGGTCGCACCGGCCCCCGCCCCCGCTCCCGCACAGGCGGCAGCGCCGCCGCCGTCGTTCGATCAGGTGCTGGCTCAGGCGCAAGGGATGCGCGATCAGACGGGGCTGCTCAGCTTGCCGACGATGCGCCCCGACGAGCCCGTCACTGCCGGTCTCAGCCGTGGCCCCGGCGGCGGACCCGAGATGTTGCAGATGCAACGGGGCACCCCCGCAGGCGACGCACTCCGTCGCCTCTCCAACGCCACCGGCGACCCGTACTTCGCCAACCTGGCTGCTCGAGGGAACGCATGACCGACTACAGCACTTCGTTCACCACGCCGTACGCCGGCATGAGCGACCGAGAGATCGGTGTCCGGGTCCGGCTCATCACCGAACGCAACCCGTACATGGCGCAGCGGCCCGACGCTGTCGACGCGCTTGCGCGGATGCCGTACGACACCGTCTCGTTGATGGATGTCGTCGGCCAGCAGTACGGCATGATGACCGCCGACACGCTCGCCGACCAGCTCAAGGGCCTGCGCGGTTCCGAACAGCGTGGCATCGTGTCCCAGCTCACGCCCGCACAGCAGGCTGCGCTCGCCAACATGGGCTACCAGCCGCCCGAACAGGACGAAGGCAGCCTCCTGGGCGACATCATCGGCGTTGGCGGCAAGATCATCAGCCCGATCACGTCTGGTCTCGGCAAAGCCCTGTCGGCCACCCCGATCGACGACATGGTGCTCAGCGGCCTCAGCTGGGTCGGCAACTGGCCTGGCCACATCTACCGCAGCATCCGACTCATGGACGACCCGCAACAGTGGATGGGTCTCATCGGTGCCGTCGTCGGCGGCGCGGCAGCCATCGCCGCCGCACCGTTCACCGGTGGCGGCTCCCTCGCCGCGCTCGGCGTGCTCGGCATGGGGGCCATGCTTGGCGGCACCGCAGGCGCAGCACTCACTGCCCCCGGCGACTGGTACAACGCTTTCCAACGCTCCGAGAACGGCGAACGCACCTTCGACAACGCCGCAATGGCGAAGGCCGAAGCGTTGCTGCGCGACCCTCGCATGGTCGGACTGGCTCGCGACCTGGCGCTCGACGACGAGTTCGACATCGAGATGTTCGCCACGGAGCTCGCGGCCGCATCCGCGACCGAACGCCCCAACCAGCTCAAGGTCGTCGAGAAGTTGGCGGGCCGGATGGCCGAAGCGGGCAGCCCTGAGTTCCAGCAGGTCGCCACGGCGATGACCAACGCGCTGCAGGACCCGACGTTCCAGAAGGCTGTCCGCACGCTGCAGGAAGGCAAGATGTCGCCCGGCCGCGATCTCGTCGACATCTTCATGGACCCGGGCCACCGGTTCTACGGCTTCCTGTCCGGCACCACCGACGCCATCTTCCAGATGTCGATGGACCCGACGCTCATGCTCGGCAAGGGCATGGAGGCCTACAAGGCCACCAAGTACGGTCTGAACTTGGCCGAGAACGGCACCGTGCTGGCTCACACGTTCAAGCAGGTGGCCAACGAGCCCGCCGTGCTGCGCGGCCACCAGCGGTTCGTCGAGATCGTCAACCGGGCAGAACAGGGCGCAGCCAACGAACTGCGCTCCGTCATGCCCGAGATGGCGCCGTTGTACCAAGACGTCATCCAGTACCGCAACAAGATGGTCGAGCTGTACCCCGAACTGAAGGGCGCCGAGTTCACCGTCGACAACCTGCACGAGTTCTTTCAGTCCAAGGCCGGCATCGCCGCCATGCTCAAGGGTCACGGCACCGTCGTCAACCGGGCTGGCCAGATCCAGATGCGGGCCTACTCGCGCGTCCGCATGGACGGCATTCGTCGCCTCCGCATGGAAGCCCGCTCGCTCACCACCGGCCTCTCGGACGGGCGCACCATGCGCCGCCTCGAGGAGCTGGCCAACAAGACCGGGCTCACCGTGGACGAGCGACGCATCATGCCCGTGTCGTCGCAGGATCTGCTCAACGACCTCGGCGTGATCGACAAGCCCGAACTGATCGTGTTCGGCAAGGGTGCCGAGGACGCTGCGGGCGCCAGGGCGTACCGCATGGGCCGTGCGCTCGCATCGTCCGAGAATCAGATCCTCGAGTACCCGTCGCGCATCCTCGGCAAGATCGGTGACATCCTCACGTCCGGCACCACCATGGCGATGTCCGGCAAGGCCATGCACCTCACCGGCGATTTGGCCGTCCGTGACGTGCGAGCCGCCACCGAAGCCATGCGCTACGTCGGCATGCCCGCCGTCGCCCGCCAGGCATGGGCAGACGCCATTCTCAGCGCCGACTCCACCGCCGCCAGGATGCAAGCCGCACACGGCATGATGGCTTCAATGGCGCGCCTCGTCGGCATGGACGCCAGCCCCGAAGGCCAGCGCATCCTCAACGAGTTCCTCGACGCCTCGAAGAAGCTGTACGGCATTGGTGACGAGCTCACCGTCAACGGGCGCAACATGCACGCCGGCCTTCTCGCCAGCCAGCAGGCCGACATGCTCGTCATGCCCGACCTGCGGACCCTTCGGCGCGCCGTCGAACAGTCGACCACCGCGAAGTTCCTCGGCATCACCGAGCACCCGGTCCTCGAGGCCATGGTCAACAAGGTGTGGAAGCCCGTCTTGCTGCTCCGCATCGGCTTCATCCCCCGAGCAGCAGGCGAAGAAGCCGCCAACTTCCTGCTGCGCGGCAACATCGGCTCACTCACCCAGGAAGCAGGCTCCCGCTACCTCGGCCGTCGCGACGCCTACTTCGCTGCCGTCAAGAAGTGGAACGAGATCCAGAACGGTGCACGCCACCTCGCGATGACGATCGACGAACAGGCGCTTGTCCAGGCCGGCTGGTACGCCACGCTGCCGAAGCACATGCAGCCCGTCGCGCGGATGATGGAGCGGTACGGCCTCGAGTCCGACCTCGCCACTACGACCCTTCTCGACTACTCGAAGTGGATGGACCGGCAGCTGCGCGACGGCTTCGGCATCTTCGGCCTTCGTCGCCTTGGCAACAAGATCACGCCTGGCGGCGTCAGCAAGCTGGAACTGCGCTCCGGCAATCTGGCTGGACGTGGCTACCTCGACCTCGAATGGCGCGCTCGTCGCGGCACGGAGAACGCTGCGCGCTGGATGGACAGCATCGTGTTCGGCAACGAGCACTCCATTCGACGCATGATTCTCGGCGGCGTCGATGACGACCTCGTCCACGCCGGCCGCATCTGGGCCGAGCAGCACGCCACCACGCTGATGCGCGTCGCTTCTGCCACCAATGCCGGCCCCCTCTCACCGATGTACGACTCGTCGCAGCTGGTGCACGAGATGGTGACTGACTCGTCGGGGGTCCGACGCCCTGTTGCCCTGCTGCGCGTCAAGGGCGAGCGCAAGTACGTCATGCACGGCGACCCGCTCTACGCAACCGGCATGACCGAAGAACTGGCTGCGCTGGCGCACGACCCCATCACCCGCGACGCTTTTCTGGAACACGCCGTCCGAGTGAAGGGCGGTGCTCGCATCGACGAAGCACGTCTCACCGAGCTGATGGCGCCGCTCGAGAACATCATGGGAGGCAACAGCCCCCGCGCCATGACGCACATCGTCACGCAGCTGATGGGCGAACCCGACCTGCAGCAGTGGCGCACGATGGTCGACACGATCGCCGAGTGGGACCCGCACCTTGGTGCCACGCTGCGGCTTCTACCGCAGCGTGCCGTGCCCGACGTGGACGACGTGATTGTCGCTCTTGAGCACGCAGCCACGAACGTGACCGGGTTCTCCGGTCGCGCCAACCGGTACATCACCGAGCTGACGGACGCACGCACGACGCTGCGCGCGCTCGAAACCATGGACCCCCGGACGAGGAACTTCACCGAGCAGTTCCTGACAGCCCAGATGATGGGCGGCCAGAACTCGTGGTGGGCCCGCTCAGCCGACGCTCGCGCATCAGGGAGCTGGCTCTACAACACCCTCGACGACACCTACGACGGTATGCGCCCCACGCTGGCCGGGACGATCACGTCGGTCAGCGCACACGACGCCGGCGTGTCCAAGGCGCTCCGTGGCCGCACCGTGTTCAAGGACCAGACGACTTCATTGTTCGAGGTGCCGGCCCTCCACGGTTCGTACACGTACGACGATCTGCTGCGCGCATCGAAGCGCCCCGATCTGATCGTGCAGCACAAGGCCAAGATCGAGCGGCTGTTAGCGCTCGACGAGGACGCGATCACACTGGTCGACGACCTCGAGCTGGCCGCTGAACTGCACCGTGTCGTCGCTGCCGTGCGCGGCCTCGACCCCGACTTGGCTCGGTACCCGCGCATGTTGCGCGTGCCGCACGAGATCAAGGACGGCCGGATGCACCAGGCCGTCGTCCCGATCGACGACGGCACGAAGCGCCTTGGTGCATGGAAGATGCCGCAGGACATGGGCGACGCCATGCTTCGCCAGACGCCCCGTGAGATCACCGACGCTGCCGACCAGTGGGCGAACGAACTGTGGAGCCACTCCACCAAGACCATCGGCGACGAGGTCAAGCTCACCCGCCGCGCCAAGACCCGCGCCGGCGACCCGCTTGACGACGGCACCGTCCCTCAGGTGCCGCTTGTGTACCGCTACGACAGCGGCGTGCAGCTCGACGACATGGGCGACCCGCTGCCGCTGTCGACCGAGGAGATGGCTTCCGGCAACTTCCGGCCCGTCGACCCCGACGAAGTGCTCACCGCCGACGACCAGATCCTGTACGACTACAAGGGCCGACCAATCGACCCGGGCGACACCGACCTGTTCGACTTCCCCCAGGAGGTCTACGACGACCTTCCCCCGTCGGGCGTGATCTGGGAAGCGTGGGGCCCGCACATGCGAGACATGGCGGCCAGCCACTACGGCTACACGCTGTACCAGCGTGCACCCGTTGGGGCGACCGGCACGCTGAAGCCGACGCAGACGGCAGCAATGATGCCGCTCCGCAACGCACGCGTCCGTCACGTCGACCAGCTGCCCGGCCAGAGCGCACGAGGCGTCGCGATCGGCTCCGTCTATCGCACCCGTCGAGTCGGCAAGTTCGAGGAGATGGTGCAGTTCGGCTTCGACAAGGTGATCGGCCCGAGCATCGACGCCATCATCCGCCGGCCGATGGCCTACCACGCCTTCGTGCAGCGGTACAGCGCCGCCCGGCGCGCCGCCGACTGGCTCGTCGACGGCGAGCTGTCCGCCAAGGTGAGCGCACTGGCCAGCCAGTACGTCCAGTTCGGTACCGCACACCCTGACGAAGTGCTGCAGCTCGCCGCCGACTACAAGGCGCTGATGCTGGGCGACGGGGCCGTCGACGCAGCAAAGTGGAGCGACGCCGAAGCGCTCGCTCACCTGCGCGGCGGCAGTGTCGACGACCTGCAGGAGCTGATCTCTCGCACACTGCAGAACAGCGGCTTCCGCTCGAGCGTCGGTGTCAACATCACCGAGTCGGCCAGCGCCGCCGAGGAAGCGTTGGACGCTGCCCGCCGGCTGGCGAAGCGTGCACCGAATCAGGTGTGGCGAGTCGGCCATGCAACCAACTCACCGCGCGAGTTCGTTGCCGCCGTTGAAGGCATCCTCGGTGAAGGTGCTCTCGCCAGCGAGCGTGCGCTCATGGCAGCTTTGTCGAACCCGAAGCTGGCGCAGAACCCGCTGATCCAGTTCATCCAGGACAACGACGCCTGGGACACCGTGCGCGCCATGCGGACCAACTTTGATCACGTCGAGCGCATGACCGCTGAGTACGCCACCACCGCCGCCATCGACGACGTCGTGCCGTACCTCGACTCGCACGAGTTCAAGACCCAGTTCGCTGAATACGGTCGAGGCCTCATGCCGTTCTGGTACGCCGAGGAGAACTTCATGAAGCGCTGGGCGCGAGCCCTCGCTGACCAAGGCCCGCAGATGATTCGCAAGGCCCAGCTCACCTACATGGGCCTCAAGCACGCCGGTGTCATCCGCACCGACGCATCAGGCCGCGACTGGTTCGTCTACCCCGGCTCCGGCCTGCTCGCCACCGCCATCTCCAAGGCCATCCCCGGCCTCAGCGAGATCGGCAAGACCGGCCTCATGTTCCAGACCCCGACCGACGCCATGCTCCCCGGCCTTAACAACCGCTTCGGCACACCGTCGTTCAACCCGCTGGTCTCCATCCCGATGGACCTGACCGCCGGCATGTTCGGAGAACTGCAACCCCTAAACCGTGCACTGCTGGGCGACTACGCCTCCAACGAGCGCAACGACGTGCTCACCGCGATCTTCCCGGCGCACATCCGCAACCTGTTCGACTCCATCCGAGGCGGCGACGAGAACGCCCGCTACGCCTCCGCTCAGATGTCGGCCATCGCCTACCTCGAGGCACGCGACCAGGGCCTGCGCGAAGGCGCGACGCCCGCCGAGATCGAGGACTTCCTCGATCGAGTCCGCTCCCACGCCCGCATCAACGTCGTCGCACAGGCCATGATGGGTTTCCTCGCCCCCGGCCCGTCCAGCTCGATCCTCGCCGGAGGCACCGACACGTTCGGCATGAACGCTGTCGACTGGGGCAACATCCTCGGCGATGAGTACCTGCGCCTCATCCGACTGCTCGGCGTCGAAGAAGGCACCAACGCCTTTCTCGAGGCCAACCCCGACGCCACGGTCAACGACATTGTGCGCCCCGAGGTCTACACCGTGCCCCGGCGCGTCAGCGCTTCCGGCGCACCCATCCCGAGCACCGAGGATGCGCTGTCGTACTACGAGCAGCACCGCAACTACATGGACGAGCTGCCCAACGCAGCCCCGTACCTGATGCCTCAGATGGAGTCCGGCGTCCGCAGCCAGTACGCCTACGACGCCGAGGTCGCCTACGGTCTGCGCCGCAGCCGGTCGCCAGAGGAGTTCGTGCGCGCCATCCAGTTCAAGAAGGCTGCACCGACGTACTTCGCGATGCGCGAAGGATTCCTCACCGAGATCTCGGCCCTGGAAATCGCTGGCGACGTCCAGGGCGCCAAGGCGAAGCGCATCGAGATGGAGTACCAGATGCAGATCTTCCGTGCTGCCAACCCCATCTTCAAGGAGGAGTTGGAGTCGAGCGGCGGCCGGCAGCGTCGAGCTCGAGCAATCGAGGAGATGCGGGTGCTGACGTCCGACCCGTTGGCTCCGGACTCGCCGCAGCTGCAACCGTTGCGCGACATGATGAAGGCCTACGACGGCTACAAGGCGCGGCTGGCGTCGTACTCCGGGAAGCGTTCAGCGAAGGCGCTGGCAGAGGTCGACAACCTCAAGCAGCAGTTCCAGTCCTACATGACGGGACTCGTGACGACGTACCCTGGTGTCGCATCGTTCTGGCTGGGCGTGCTGCAGCCGGAATCCAGCCTCGACTAAGGAGTGGGCATGGCGCCTCGGAAGCCCCCGAAGGAGAACACCGAACGCAAGGCCGGCGAGAAAGAGACGTACGCACCGCGCGAGGCGGACTGGAAGGACGCCAAGGAGTTCACGGCTGATGACCTGGGCAAGCGGGTCCAGTTCAACTCGGCGCTGTTCGCAGCGGCAGCCAGCGGGAACAGTCTGTCGTTCCGTGATGCAGAGACAGTGTTGCGGGACCGTCTGACGAACCTGGGCGACGCGCGATACGCGCTGACCGGCAACACCGGCGAGGGCATGTCGTGGCGCAAGGTCGGAGAGATGGTTGGTGTCGTTGCGCCCGACGACTCGGCGTACGACGGGATTCCTGCTGACGTGGCGGCGACCAACGCCATCATGGATTACTCGGCAGCGCAGATCACTGCCAACCTCATCCTGAACACCATCCCCGAGGAGTACCGCACAGCTGACGTGCTCAACACGCTCGACCTTCGCCCATACCTGGCGGCGATGCAGGACGTCGGCGTAGCCAAGGTCGCAGCGCACGAGTACGTCGATCCTGGCCTGGGCAACTTCTTTGGTCGCGATGTGAGCGAAACGACTTCGGTCGATCTGTCGGAGATCAGCAGCTTCTATCTCGACAAGGAACAGACCCGGATCGCTGAGGCGTTGAGCAAGGCCCAGACCGACGCCGGCGTCGCCGGCACTCCGGCTGAGCTGCAGGCCAAGCTGGAAGGGGCGCAAGCGTTCGCGCCGGGCCAGGCAGGACTCTCGCCTGACGCCGACACTCGCATCACGACGAGCGTGGTTCAGGGCGGCACGGTCACTAACCCGTTCGACCCCAAGACCATTGCACAGCAGCGCCAGACGTTCACGCCGTTCGACGTCGAGGACTTTCGGCAGATGGTCGCGACCGACCAGTGGGGTCTCGAGCAGCTGGCCGCCCAGGAGAAGGCGCTGGCCGCCGAGCAGGGCAGCGGCTACTTCCCGGTGGGCGTGCAGGAAGGGTCGTTCTCGTCGCTCGACGTGCAGGGCGGCAAGCCGGTCGCACCGTCGCAGAGCCGACCGATGCTGAGCGTCAACCAGGCGATGGACTACCTGCGCACGCTGAGCCCGTCCGAGGTCAAGGACATGCAGAAGAAGCTGGCGATGGCCGGCTACTACGACCGGGTGGTGCAGAACGCCGAAGGCGGCATGGCGAACGCCGTGCCGATCGAGGAGGGGTATGCGTTCGACCCGGCCACGCAGGCGGCGTGGAGGTTGCTGCTCACCGACTCGGTGAAGGAGAACCAGCCGGTGTGGAAGATCCTCGGCCAGAAGGCCCCGACGTACCGTGAGGAGCGCCGCAAGAAGCAGCTGTCGGGCCTGGCCGAGATCGACAACGACATGGTCGGCATGGCCGCCAACGACTACGCCCAGTCGATCATCGGGCGCGGCCTCACCAACCAGGAACAGATCATGCTGCGCGACTACCTGTACTCGCTGCGCGAGGAGCGAGCCGGGTTTGTCGTCGGTGCCGACGACAACACCGCCGACCAGAACTTGCCGAACGAGATGGGCTTCACTCAAGGTGACATTGAGGAGCACCTGGCGGACACGTATGGATTCGAGCAGAGCATGGCCGTAGCAGGCGAGCGCGCGTACGCCCGCCGGAAGATGATGGGAGGCTGACATGGCGTTCACCGACCCCGATGCACCGAAGCCGAAGCCAAAGGCCGGGACCAAGACCACTCCTAAGACGACGCCAAAGGCTCCAGGCACAGGCGCCAACGCCGAACCGTACGCACCGCGCTACAAAGACGACGGCAGCTACATTGGCTCACGCCTTCGTCCCGGCTTTGCTCGAGACCAGGGCAGCTCGTACAAGGAGTACGACACCTGGCTGGCAAACCAGCAGTCCGACGATGCCTTCAACGCGCTGCGCGCTAAGTACGGCGACCTGTATGTGTCGTTTGAGTGGTGGGCGTTTCGCAACAACATCTCCGACAACCAGTATTTCAACGCGCTCGACATGCGCTTCAAAGGCTGGCGCGAAATCCAGATCGGTCCCGGCGACGGACCTGGCCGAACGCTCGGTGGAGGCGGTGCGTCGCTAGCTGAGCAGTACGCCGCAGCCGAAGCTGCGATCAGGAACGAGGCTGGCACCATCGGACGCCCGATGACCGAAGCCGAGATCAAGGCCATGGCCAAGCAGGCCGTCGACGGCGACTGGACCGGCGACCAGCTCACCGACGCACTCACTGGCGATCCGACCAAGATCAGCCAGCCCGGCACCTTCGCCGCCATGGCCGACCAGATCAAGGGCATGGCCGCACAGCAGCTCATCAAGGTGTCCGACGCCACCGCCAAGGAGTGGGCCCGCCAGATCATCTCTGGCGAGAAGGACATCGTCGCCGTCGCCAACATCTTCGCCAACCAGGCATCGGCTGAGTTCGGCTGGGCCGCCGGTCAGATCAAGCAGGGCACCACGATGCGCGACATCCTCATGCCTGCCCGCGACACCCTCGCCGGGGAGCTCGAGGTGAACCCCGACACCATCGACTTCAACGATCAGAAGTGGCGCAAGATGGTGCAGACCCAAGGCCTGGACGGGAAGCCGCGAGCCGCCACGCTGACCGAGGTCACGCAGGCTGCGCGCAAGGCCCCTGAGTGGACGAACACGTCGAACGCCGGAAGGCTCGCAGCCAACATGGCTACGATGCTTCGGCAGGCCTTCGAGGGTGGGTGACCATGGCAACCGTCAACGAGATGCTGTTCAGCCAGATCAGCACCTACCTCACCGAGATGGGCCTCGGCAGCCTGTTCTCGTACTCCGGTGGCAAGCCCGCCGGCTGGCTGTGGGACCAGATCAGCAGCGGCCTCGACAACCAGGCTGCTCTGCTCGTCGCCCTCGAGGACACCCCGGTGTTCAACGCCCGCTACGGCATCATCAAGGAACTGCGCCAGCAGCAGGCCGCAGGCAAGGCCGTGCACGTCCCGAGCGTGGCCGAGGTCCGCGAGTACGAGAACACCGTCGCTTCGATGATGCGTCAGGCTGGGCTGCCGGACTATATGTACGACTCGTACACCGACACCCACAACCTCCTGAGGAACGGGCTGTCGGCCGCCGAGATCGAGCAGCGACTTGGCCAGGCATGGGAACGGGTACGCAACACCGACCCTGCGGTGCGTGACGCCTACAACTCGTTCTACGGGGCCGACGGCGACGCTGCCTTGGCCGCCACGTTCCTTGACCCGGCCAAGACGCTGTCGCAGGTCGAACGCCAGTCCCGAGCTGCGTACACGGCCGGCTACGGCCAGCGCATGGGCATCTCGATCGACCGTGCCGCAGCCGAACGAGTCGCTGCGCTGCCCAAGACCGAGGCGGGCATCTTCCAGGACCTGACCCAGATCAACGAACTCGCCGGGTCCGGCATCTTCACCGAGACCATGGGCGAAGCCGCCGACGCCGACCTCGAGGCCAACACCACCGGTCTCGACGCAGTGATCTTCGGTGACGGCGCAGCGAACCAGGCCATCCAACGCCGAAGCGAGGAACGCAAGTCGGTGGACCGGTCGGCCAGTGGTGGCGCGCTGCGTACTCAGCGCGGGGCCACCGGCCTCGGAGTCAGCTGAGGGGGTGAGCATGAACAAGACCACGGCAACGGGCGGCAAGCCCAAGGGCACCAAGATCCGTAGCGGCGGCAACACCGTCAAGGCGGGCACCGGCGGCAACGCCGGCAAGGGCAAGTCGGCCAAGAAGATGCCCGGCTGCTGATCCCCTACCCCCAGGGTGAGCGCGCGACCCCGGCTGCAGGCGCCGGGGTCGCGCCGCGTATGCGTGACAACGCCCACAGGGTGTGCGTATCCTGTGCACATCGGGTGAGCTGCTTCGGCCCCGATGAGTGTGAGCTGCTGACGCGGCCGCTCTACTGGTACAGGTCCTGACGGTTCGCCGGCCGTCAGTGCAGGCAAGGCGTATGGCTACCAACGGAGGAGTCCCATGTCAGACCACGACACCAATGTCGACGAGCACGACGAATCCAGCATCGCTGGACTTCGGCAGGTAGCGAAGCAGGGCAAGGAAGCGCTCGCAGAGAACGCGACGCTCAAGCGCCAACTGCTGTTCGCCCGAGCCGGAATCGACTCGAACGACGACGGCATCGGAGAGATGCTGTTCCGGACGTGGGATGGCGGTGACGATCTCGACGCTCTCAAGACAAAGGCCCAGAAGGTGGGAGCGATCCCCGGCCAGGCCTCGACCCCTCAGCGGGACACCCCGCCCGACGAAGATGCTGCCCGCCGCCAGGCACAGCAGGACTTTGCACCGGGCATCGGGCAGCCCGGCTCCGGGGTCGTACTGGACGGACCCAATCCAATCGACAAGGCCTTGACCGACTTCCACGAGAATCGACGTGGCGGCATGACGCAAGCAGACGCTCAGCACGAAGCCATCAGCGCGGTGATCGCCGCCGGCATGGCAGGTGACAAGAGGGTCGTGTTCAGCCAGGCCGCACACGATCAGGCAGCGGCGGAAGCTCGGGCACAGCGAGGGTACTGACGTGGCGATCTGTGACATCCAGGGATGCACAGAGCACTACGGCTGTCGACTTCGGAACAAGGGAATCCAGCTGTCGCCCGCAGCGATGGCATCCCGGACCTTGAACATGGTGCCGACCAAGGTCGTGCCCCCCGCGTTCAACAAGCAGATCATGTACGACGAGCGACCGGACGGCTCCAAGATGCCGATCCTCAAGCCCAACGGTGATGTGCTGCGACGCAAGGAGTACGGCGAGAACCGGCACACGATCGAGGCCAATCGCAAGCGCATCCGTCAATCTGCATCTCCGAAGGAGTGATCCCCCATGGCCGAAGAACTCGTTGGCCCCAGCGTCTACTCGTACAACCTCACGGTCGAGACCCCCATCAACATCGACGAGCTGATCTACGTCATCTCGCCGATGGACTTGCCGCTCGTGCACGGCGTGAACGCCGACGGCATGCCCATCCTGCCGAACATCCCTGTCGATCAGGTGTCGTTCAGCTGGCTCGAAGAGGAAGTGCCGCTCCCGCGCACGACCCTCGTGTCGAGCATCAACAACGTCGTGACCACGATGACGCTCGCCACTGGCGAGGCCGTCAAGTTCTCGATCGGTGACGGCATCCGTATCGACGACGAAGTGATGATCGTCACCGGCGTCGACACCTCGACCGAGGTCATCACCGTCACGCGAGGCTCCGCCTCCGAGACCAACACCACCGCTGCCAGCCACACCGCTGGCGCCGAGATCGTCGGTCTGGGCACGATCCTCATCGAAGGTGCCGTCGGTTCCGCCAACTTCCAGGGCCGGGACAAGTACAGCAACTACTGCCAGATCTGGACGAAGAAGATCCAGATGTCCCGCACCGAGCAGGCCATCCGCAAGTACGGCATCCCCTCCGAGCTGGCTCGCCAGTCGAAGAACGCCATGCAGAACGCGGGTGTCGGCATCGAGCAGGCAGCCCTGTACGGCGTGAAGCACATCCACGCCACCACCAATCGGCGTCAGACCGGCGGCCTCGCCGCATCGCTCACCACGAACGTCGACTCCTCGACCGAGTGGCTGACCGTCGACTCGATCGAGGACCGCCAGCAGATCGCCTACGACCTCGGCGGCTCGTTCGAGTATCTGATGGCCCGGCCGGCCGCCTTCGGTGCCCTCAACAACACCACCGGCTCCGAGCGCGTCCAGACGGTCAACATCGACGACGCCCGCCGTGGCCGCAAGCGTGCCTCGGTCATCATGACCGAGTTCGGTGAGCTCACCCTCGTCCGCAACCGTTGGTGCCGTCCCACCGACGCCTTCGGCCTGTCGCGGGAGAACTTCATCAAGCGCACCTTCCAGCCCATGGTCGTGCAGAAGCTCGCCAAGACCGACGACACCGACAGCTGGCTGTTCGTCACCGAGGCCGGCTTCGAGATCAAGGGCCAGGACCACATGGCGAAGTGGACGGCCCTCAACCCGGCCGCCGCCATGCCCGCCGACCTCGTCTGATCCAGACGTTGCCACCGGAAAGGGGCGGGGCCTACCGGCTCCGCCCCTTTCTGGGTGAAAGGATGTGGTCATGGCTCGCTCCAACGTCCTCGAGACCGCGTACCGGATTCGACGTCAGCTCACGTCGTCGTTCCGACCCGAACAGCTGCTGCTGCTCGCGGACATCGCGGCCGGCGACACCACCGTGCAGTTCACGTCGTCGATCCCGGCGAACCTCCGAGAAGGCTCCGCTCTCGGCATCGACCTCGAACTCATGCGTGTCCTCTCGGTCGACACCGCCAACAACCAGTGCACCGTGCTGCGCGGCTACCTCGACTCCACCGCTGCCGCCCACACGGCGAACAGCCTGGTCGACATCAACGCCCGCTTCCCACTGATCGACATCCTCGAAGCGATGCGCGCCGAGATCATGTCGTGGGGCCCGCAGCTGTACTACCCGCTGTCGGACACGTTCACTGTGCCGCTGACCGGTGAAACGTACGAGCTGCCGCTCGCATGGGCCGATGCCATCGGCATCGTCGACGTCCGCCAGAGCGACACGTCAGGCGACGTCACCAGCTGGCCACGGCTCCCCCACAAGCTCATCCGAGGCGACGCCGCATCGTTCGACGCAGCACCCACCAGCGGCCTGCTGCTCCGCTTCACCGAGGCCGTCCGCTCCGGCCAGGTGTACGTCACCGTCGGCATGCCCTACGACCTGCTCGAGCTGGACACCACGCTCGACTTCATCACCGACTACAAGCTGCAGGCCGGCATGATCGAAGTCGTCGAACTCGGTGCAAAGCGTCGCCTCGTCACCGACGGCCAGTACGAGCGCATCGAACGCCAGCCCCTCGAGCCGCAACGCTTCGGCGAGAACACCCTGCTGCAGACCATCGCCGGGATGATCCAGATGCTGGACGCCCAGTACCGTGTCCGCAAGCAGCAAGAGGTCAACAAGCTGCGCCGCCTGTACCCGCTGAGGATGACGTGACGTTCGGCGGCACCTTCTCCCCGTCGCCGCTGTTCTTCTACAGCACGGGCGTCGCCCCCGGCTCTGCCCCTTCGGAGACCGGGGGCGTCACGCGCAACGTCCCCCACACGGTCACCCTCGACGGCTACTCGTTCAGCCTCGACCTGACTCGCAGCGAGATCTCGGCGCAAGACACCTTTCGCGACAACGTCGCCGCCGACACTGAACCCAACGACTCGCTGTTCAACGCGCGAGGCGCATGGGGCCGCTACCAGTATTCGCTCCACCACGGAGCCGGCCAAGAACTGGCCGACCTCGACCCCGACGCCGACGCCTTCCGGTTCGAGTCGTCCGTCGGCGTCCGCTGGGACGAACGGTACGAAGCCACCCTGCAACCCTCCGCGACGCTCGCACAGGCAGCCGCCTCGTCGAACCCGCTGCTCGTCCGCTCCGCCGACTACGTGTTCATGGCCGACGGCGCCAACCTCTACCGCACCACCGACCTCACCACTTGGACCGCGATGACCGCTCCCGGCGGCACCATCCAGGCGCTCGACAGCGACGGCACCGACCTCTACGTCGCCACCACGACCGTCATGGTCAAGTACGTCGGCACCGCCACCACTCCCACCACGTTCGCGACACCCGTCACCGGCGACTGCACCAACGTCGCCTTCTGCTCCGGCCGCCTCCTGCTGGCCAAGGGCAACGTCCTCTACGAAGTCGCAGCCTCTGGCTCGCTCGGCACCGCCATCAAGACCCACTTCCAGAGCGCCTTCCGTTGGACGACCATCTTCAACATCGGCTCCCGCATTTACGTCGGCGGCTTCGCCGGCTCCCGCTCGGAGCTCTACACCCTCACCACGACCGACGTCGGCGCGCTCGTACTCGCGCAGGAAGCCGCGCCGCTGCCGGTTGGTGAACTGCTCCGCACCGGCGTGTCGTACGCAGGCGTCGTCGTGCTGTGCACCAACAACGGCGTCCGAGTCGCAGAGGTGTCCGGCGACGGCACCCTCACCTACGGTCCGCTCATCACCGACGCAGGGGACGTCCGCTGCGCCGTCGGCGACGGCCGCTACGCCTTCGTCGGCTGGACCGTCATGGAAGGCTCCCGCTCCGGCGTCGGCCGCCTCGTCCTCGACACCGACGTGCTGCCCTTGCAGCCCGCCTACGGCACCGACACCGCACAGGCCACCGTCCAGGCCAACGTCACCGGCGTCGCCCGCCTCGGCGGGCGCACCGTGTTTGCAGTTGCCAACAGCGGCGCCTGGGTCCAGTCCGCCACCGCCTACGTCGGCCAAGGCTCCGTCACCTCCGGCCGAGTGTCGTTCGGCACCGTCGAACCCAAAGCCCTCATCGGCTTCGTCGCAACGTTCTTCCCGCTCCGCGCAGGCGAAGCCATCGAAGCCACCATCTACGACGAGTACGGCGTCAACATCGGCACCGGCACCCAAAGCACCCTCGACGCCACCACCCTCGAGATCGACCTCGGCGGCGAAACCGTCCCCTTCTGCCGAGTCGAAGTCATCCTCACCGGCCCCGGCACCACCACACCCACCCTGCTCCGCTGGCGACTCCGGGCCTACCCGGTCCCGCCGGCTGTCGAACAGTTCATCCTGGCGCTGGTGCTGCGCGAGAACCAGATCATCAACGAGAACCGTGGCGAAGCCCTCCACTACGACATCAACACGATGTACTCGTGGATCGAGAGCCTGTGGTCGAACCGTCGGTACACGCTGCTCCGCATGGGTGAGCGCGAATACCGTGTGCGTGTCGAGAACTTCAAGCTCACCCCCACCGAATGGACTGAGGACGGCGAACTGCCGCAGGGCAACCTGATCGTCCAGCTCGTCGCCGCCTAGGAGGCACTGATGGCCAACGAATACATCGCCAAGGACTACCTCGGAGCAGTCGCCGCAACGACCCTCACGACCGCCGTGTCGGGCTCTGCGCTGTCGCTGGTCGTCGCATCCGGTACGACCTACCCTGACGGCACCAACGGCCCCTTCGTCGTTGTGCTCGACCGTGGCACCGGCGTCGAGGAGAAGGTGATCTGCTCGAGCCGCTCCGGCAACACCATCACCGTGCTGCAGCGCGGCTACGACGGCACCACCGGCCAGGCCCACTCGATCGGTGCGACCGTCGAACACGCCCTCGACGCCTACTCCATCAAGCAGGTCAACACGCTGGCCAACACGTGGACCACGCGCGGCGATCTGCTGTACCGCAATGCGTCGGGGAACCCGGCGCGCCTGGGCGTCGGGGCCGCAGGCACCGTCCTCAAGGGTGGCACCGACCCGTCGTACGGCACGGTGACGAACAGCGAGATCGACGCGGCCGCAGCGATCGCACTGTCGAAGCTGGCGGCCGGCTCGGGCGCCCAACTCATCGTGGCGAACGCGTCGGGCGTGCCGACGTATCGCACGCTGACGGGCGACGTCACGATCAGCGACACGGGCGTCACCACCATCGGCAACAACACGGTTGCACCAGCGAACCTGACGACGGCAACGTCGGCGCAGATGATCGTGGCAGACGGCAGTGGCATCCCGACGTACCGAAGCATCACCGGCGACGTCACCATCAGCAACTTGGGCGTCACAGCGATCACGCCCCTGTCGGTCGTCGACGGCGACATCGCAGCGCAGACCATCACCCGCAGCAAGCTGTCTGTCGCAGCAGGCGAGATTGGCGCAGCATGGCAGTCCGGCACCATCTCGTCGTTCACCAACGTCACTGGCGGCGCAGGCACCTACCGGTGGATGCTGCTCGGCGACAAGACCATCTTGCTGTCCATCAACATCACCGCCGGCACAGCGACGGCGGGCGGCGTGTGCACCGCAGTTCTGGGCGCAACATGGAACACGATCGCCACCAAGCAGGCCATGTGCGCAGCGGCGGATGCTGCTGGCCTCAAGGTGCAAGGCGGCCGCATGGAAGTCTCGTCGTCGACGCTGCGTTTCGGCGGCGCTGGCATCGCAGCACTGGTCGCTGCTGACGCCGTTGCATCACAGTGGATGGGCGTCATCGAGATCGCCTAGTGATCGGACCCGTCATGTCTCTCGCCCAACCCCCCCGAAGGAAAGGCACCTCAATGGATCCAGTGGCAGCACCGCTCGCCGTCGCCATCGGCATCATGGGTGCCGTCATCGGCAATGCCGTCGAAGCCGTCACCGGAACCGACAGCAGCCCAACGACTGCGTCGCTCACCCAACTTGGCGTCACCGGTGCGTGCATCGTCGTCGCTTGGTGGATGCTGCGCCGTTCGGACGTACGCGACCGGGCCGCACAGGAGAGCATCGACAAGGCGCACCAGGCAGAAGAACGAGCTCGAGCGCAGGCGTACCGCCAGGTCGAGCTGCGCGCCGACGCCGAACGCAAGCGCGCCGAGGCCGCCGAGGAACGAGCTGACCTGCTGCGACACCGACTGGTCGAGTCGTACACCGACGACGATGCCGAACAGGTGTAGCGTTTCGGCATGATCACCGACTACCACCCGTACCTGAACCGTGTCGGCACCGACGGCCAGAAGTACGGCGACGTGCTTCGCTTCATCACCGGCGGCGTCTACATCAACCGGTTCCACGTCATGTCTGGCCCTGGCTTCGTCTACCGGCCCATCCCGGAAGCGGCCACTCAGCCGAACATCGAACCGCGCAACGCCATCCTCCACACGAACGCCGGCAAGAACAGCGCCGGGTCACTGTGGGGCTACATCACCCAGGCCAGCGTGACCGGCGAACCCCACTTCCAAGTCGGGTACGGCCAGACCGAGCAGTACATGCCGCTCAACCGGCGCGCCGACTGCAACTACTCGGCCAACCGCTGGTTGCAGAACGGCCACTGGTACGGCGCCATCGCCTTCGAGACCCAGGACTCGGGCAGCGCCACCGTCGAGATCACCCCGTGGAGCACCACCCAGTTGCGCTCCATGGTCAACGCGCTCACTGCGATCTGCATCGTCTACGGTGTGCACTGCGCCCAGCCCGGCGCATGGAACGACTCGGGCATCGGCCACCACAGCTTGTTTCCCTTCCAGGGCATCGGCTCCAAGGCGTGGACGAACGTCCGAGGCAAGACCTGCCCGGGCCGAGCACGCAAGGCCCAGATGGACTACATCAGGTCCGAAGTCGCAAAGAACCTGGCCGCATTCGGAGCGGCCACCGGATGGAAGTGCGGAGGCACACGATGAACCTGCAACTACTCGCCGCTCGAGCACGAGTCGTGCTCACTGGGTTCGTGACCTGGCTGATCGTCATCAACACCATGCTTGTCCAGGCCGCCCAGGTGCTTGCGGAACATGCCCCAGCTGGATGGGAAGGCGTCATCCAATGGGTCGGCATCATCGCAGCGGTTGTGGGGACGGCGATCGCGATCATTCGCCGCGTGACGCAGGTGCTGCCGGAGGAACGGGGCCTCCTCCCCGTAGCCGGTACAACGCCCACACCTGATGACGCTCTCCCGCCAGAGGGCTGAGACACACGTCGCACGGCGTACGCGAGAAGGCGTCGTGTTCATCACCAACCCATAGCTCGAGACCGTCGTTCGCCAGGCGCTGCAGCCCTGAGCGGACGGCGGTCTCTCGCGCCAGGTCCATGCCGGTGTAGTCGGCGTTGGCGAGCGCCATCAGGCAGTCGACACACGCCGTGAGTTCGATGTGAGCCATCACGGTTCCTCCGTTCGGGGCAGCAGGGACAGGTGGACGGTCACGACCTGCCCGACGACGAACGACGGGTCACGAGTGGCCAGGTAGCGGACGCTGTCGTCGGGCACCACACCTGCATCGACGAGCCCGTCGATGATCGCCTTGCACGTCGGCATGAAGTTGTGTGCGTCACGACGGCCGTTGCGGCGGACCGGCAGCACGATGTCGACCAGCACCGGGCCGGGCATTGGGCGCGCTGCCCTCGGTAGCTGCAGGGCGTACCATCCGGCGGCTTCGCGCCACGCCTTGGTCTGTCGACGACGCACGGCCCAATGGCTCCGGTCGTTCAGGTTCATCAGCTTGTCGGGCTGTGGGAAAGCGAACGAATACAGTGCGGTCAACGGTGGGGTCCTCTCGTCGGCGCCGTGCCTCGCGGTTCACGACGTTGTGCAGCAATGAAGCGATCGCCTCGATGCAGTCAGAGTCTTGGCGGGTGAGGTCGAGCGGCGTCCGGTCGAGCAGGTTGCTGATCGCATGGAGCTTCACCAACACAGCGTGCGGCTTGAGCGAGCCGTCCTCTCTGATCTTGTGGGCCCGGCTCACGGCGACGGCGTGATCCAGACAACCCGGCCATCAGCGAACCCGGACGGTTCGAGCTGGCCGGAACGAACCTTGTCGAGACAGGCACGGATCCGGGTGCGGTCGCCGGCGGTCTGCTGCCGGACGGCCAACACGTACAGGTCGGGGTCCAGACCGAAGTTGCGGGCATCGGCGCGCAGCTTGTCCTCGAGGTCGAGCAGTTCGTCGTCGACCAGTTCGGCGTCGACGACTTCGTCGTCCGACGCCCCCAACGATGGCGGGGCAGGTGGGAGCGCGCTGGCAGCGGGCGCACTCAGTGCAGGGGCACCGGTCACTCCCGCAGCCAGACCGTCCAACGTCGTATTGAGGAACAGCTGGGGGACGATGAACTTGCGCTTGCCGTTCGGGGTCATCCGTTCCCGCTGCACGATCGCGAGCCGTGCCTCGACGAGCCGGCCCTGCTTGGCCAACTCCTGGATGAAGTCATGCATCCCAGGCAGTTCCTGGGCGGCGTTCCAACCCTTGGTCTCCATGCGCCAGGTGCCGATGAAGTTCACCTCGGGGATGACCAACGTCAGGCGCGTCTTGGGGTCACACTCAAGCACGCCCGATGCGTTACAGATGCAGGGCCCGTTGACCAACTCGTAGTCGTCGCCGACTCGGCGCGGCGACTCGCACACCACGCCGTCGCACCGTCGCTGGCAGCCGCCACCGGACCACAGTTCGTACTGCGTGTTCAGACCATCGACGGTCAGCATGACACGGATCTCGCTGGCCTTGGAGATGACCTCGAACTGGTTCGACGGGTTGGCCGACGGGTCGTTCCACGGCTTGGCCTCACCGCCGTACAGCGCAGCGAGTTGCTCGATGACCGTGCGGTTCGGTGATGTGAATCGGAACGTGTTGAGCGCCTTCATCGCACGGCCGCTCTTGACGCCGAGCCGGATGCGGCCAGCCTCGGGAGCGCGACGGGTGATGTCGGACAGTGGGGTGATGTTGGCACGACGCATGGAGTCCTCAGCGGGGTCGGTGGGTGATGATCTTGCGGATCTGCTTGCTGCGCGTGCGGGCGCAGGTCACAGCTTCGGGACGCGACAGGAACTCGCGCCAGGTGAGGTCGAGGCTGGCGCCGTTCAGCGCGACGAGTCGCGAGACAACCGTCCAGAACACGATGCCGTCACGCTTGACGCCGACGACATCGGTGGTGATGGAGGCCAGCGGCCCGTGCGCAGCAACGTGCGCACGGACCGCATCGCCCAGGTCAGACGACGGGTTCACCCGGCGTCCCGGAATCGGCCAGCGCGGTCTCGACCTTGCCGAGCTGGAACTTCGTCTCGTGCGTGAAGGTCGGCTTCTCGCCGGCGAGGCGGGCACGTTCGGCCAGCATCGTGGCCTCGGTGCGGGATCGCGCTTGGACCTGGTACACGTCCAGGATCTCGCGCTTGAAGGGGACGTTGAACAGGGCCATGGGGCCTCTCTTTCTGCTTGGGAACAGGGGCATCACTCGGCGCGGACGCCGGCGGTGTAGTGGGCGACGTAGTTGGTGCACTCGTCGTACACCTTGATCGGGCTGTGCAGTTCGAGCACCATCACGTCGTGCTCCCGGTAGGGGACGAGCGTCGACAGGAACGCAGCACGGTCGTGGGCTTCGGACAACCGAGCGGTGATGAACGGCTCCAGGCCGTACCGATCGGTGTAGAGCACGTACAGGTCCATCAGTCCACCGCCATCAGCTGGAGCAAGCGCAGCGACGGCACGACAGCGTGCGTCGGACGGCCGGTGCGGCCCTTCACGTCCTCGGTCGGGTCGAACCAGCCGTCACGCTCCATCAGCCCACGGGTGCGGGCCACGACGTTGCGCTGGTAGCGGCGACCGTTCATCTGCTCAAGGAAGTCGGTGATGTCGTCGTCGGTGACGGGGCGCTCGTTGTCAGAGCACGGCACCAGCGCACCGACGGCGTCGTTCCACCGGGAGTACCGGCGGAACGACCGAGCCATTACTGCGCGGGCGATGTGCGCCTTGAGCGAGTGGTCCTTGCCCAGCGACGCAAGCGTCAGTTGGGACTGGACCGGACCACGCGCCGTGGCCGGCGTGTGCTCCAACTCGAACAGGTCAGGCTGCTGCATCGGCGGCATCGTCATCTTCGGTGTCCTCCTCGGACTCGGGTTCGGTGGTGATCTCCAGGCGACCGTGGGCGTACATCTCGATGTAATCGACGACGTCGGAGAACTCGAAGTCGTCGATGCCGATCTCGCTGATGCCCTCGAACGTCGGCGGCTGCGGAAACTTCGGCTCCTCGACCAGCAGCTCGTGCGTGGCGAGGAAGGCGTTGAGCTGGTTGGTCAGCGTCGACGAGGCCTGGAAGTGCAGGGCCAGCGCGGCGGCCCGGGTCAGGTAGATCGGCTTCTTCGCCACCGAGCGGCGCCAGTCGATCGCACGGGTCTCCGTGTACTCGAGGTCGGCCTCAGCGATGTCGAGCACACCGGTGATGAAGTCGGCCGCCTCGGGCTCACGCATCCGCCACGCCATGTTCGACAGCAGGTTCGAGGCGACGTACTGCAACGCAACCGCAGCGATGTCCTTCGTGCTGGCGTCGTGCAGGAACTGTGCCGTCGCGTTGTCGACCTGGCCGGTCAGCGCGTCGGTGCGCTGCTCGTACTCGTCGGTCAGGCGGGCGCACTCGTGGTACCAGGCCTGCAGCTCGGGCGGCACGGTGGCCAGCAGATCGGTGAAGCGGGCTTCCTGCTGCTGCGCCCACTCGGCGCGCTCCTGCTCGGCGGCGGTGCGGGTCTTGGCGATCTCCGCCTCGCGCTTCGCCTTCTCGCCGTCGGTCATCGACCAGTAGAGCGAGATCCGCATCGGCTCGGTGTAGCTCTCCAGCACGGCGACCTTGTCGGTGCGGGTCGACGGGATCTTGTCGAGCCGACCGGCCAGCTCGTCGACGGTGACGCTGGCGTGGTTCAGTTCGCCACGGTTCTGCACGAAGGTGTCGATCTTGAACCCGGCGTCCTTGAGCAGCTTGCGGACGGGGTTCTCCTTCTTCGCCTTCTGCTGGCGGGCGAACGCGTCGGTGATGTTGAACGACGTCGGCACCGGATGGGCCTTGAGCAGCCGCGTCAGTCGGTCCTCGTCGAGCTTCGTGAGCAGCAGCGCATCGGCCACCTTCATCTTCCCGGTCGACACGTTGGCCAGTACCTGCTCCGGCAGCGTGCACAGGGCGATGCGCTCACGGACGTGCGTCGCCGACCGGTTGACGGCCGTGGCGATGTCGGCGGCCTTCATGCCGTGGGTCACGGCCAACCGTTGGAACCCGAACGCTTCCTCCACCGGGTCGAGATCGACGCGCTGCAGGTTCTCGATCAGCATCGTGACCAAGGTCTCGGTGTCGTCGGTGTCGACTTCCATGCAGGGGATGGGGCCGGCCCACCGCTTCTGCTCGATGAGGGACTTGATGGCGGCGAGGCGGCGGTGGCCGGACACGAGGCGGTGCTCGGCGTCGACGCGCAGCGGCGAGATGAGGCCGTGCTGGGCGATGGACTCGGCCAGGTCGGTGATGTCGCCCACGTCACGACGGACGTTCTCGTGGCCGAGGATGATCTTGGCCGGGGTGAGCTCGACGAGCACGCCGGAGTGTTCGGCCTTGGTCTTGGTGGTGGTGGTCATGTGAGCTGTGGCTCCTTCTTGGTGGTGGTGGTGGCACGGTCGACAGCGGTCGCGAACTTCTGAGCGAAGTCCGGCCACTGCCGCCGATCGGAGACATCAACGCCGTACAGCGAGCACGTCGTCGGTTGGTCGAACTGGAAGGTGACGACCCAGCCGGGCATGTCACGAGGTGTGTGTTGGCGCAGGTAGACGGGCCAGCGTTGGTAGTGGCGGAGGATGGCGAGCTGTGTGTCGGCGAATGGGGCGGCCGGTTCGAGCTGGACGCCCCCGTTGGTGGTCAGTCGGAAGGTGGACATTGCTCCCCCTGGTTGAGCATGGCCATGGAGCCAGCGGCGGCGGCGCACACGGGCGTGTCCTTGCAGTAGGTGAAGATGCGACCGTCCGGTCGGACGACTGCGATGGAGCGCCGGACTTTGCCGGACTTCAGCGGGCCGAGCGAACGGAAGCAGTGGCAGCAGACCGGCGCGCCCATTAGGTCCACCAGGGGCGGTAGCAGGACGAGCCTGCTGCACGCCAGAACCGGCACAGCTGCGCAGCGGCGCGCACGTTGTTCACCGGGTCCTGCAACCATGCCTGATCGACCGTCACGCCCAACTTGCGCGACAGGTACGGGAAGTTGACCGGGTGGATTTGCAGCAGCCCCGTGTCGCCGTTGCCACGGCCGGGTCGGACAATGGTGGCGATGCAACGAGACTCCCGGTGCATGAACTTCGACATCTTGCTCACGTTCCAGCCGCCCTTCGGGGCGTACTGCACGAGCAGTGGCTCGTACTGGCGGCACCGGCCGGCGGCGTCAGCGGTGGGCGGAGCGATGATGATGGTGGACAGCGCGATCAGCGCAGCGGTCAGCTTCTTCATGGGTTCCTCTCAGAAGGTCTCGATGTCGGGGATGACAGCGTTCGCACCGTCGTCGATGCACTGCGTTTTGAACCGGCAGTAGTCGCAGTACCACGTCGTGCCGGACTGGGTGATCGACCCCTCGCTGTTGAGGGTGAGCCATGCACCACGCTCAACGTTGTCGATGAACGCACCAGCGGGGATGTCGGGCTGGTCGATCGTGCGTGCGGGGCGTGCACCTTGACGGGCGGCAGTGAGCAGGCGGCGCTGGCGGGCAGCTTCACGCTCTACGACGGGACGCCATTCGTCGGTGTCGAACTGCCACTCGGCGGTGAACCTGCCGTAGTCGTCCGCACCGACCGACTTCGCCAGCGACGGCGACACGTTCTCGAGCGCGACGTAGCCGACGATGAACGTGGGAGCGTTCAGGGCGACAGCGGTCACGGCGGCCTGCAAGCAGTGCTCGAACTTCGGACCCTCGGCCGGGCCCTTGAAGTTGGTCGCCATCATCTTGAACCCGAACCCGGGCGTCGACTTGAACTCCGCCACAATGTCGGGATGACCGTTGGTGAAGTGCACGGCGTCAGCGTGCGCCGACCCATCGAAGCCTGCCGGACGCAGGTCGACGTCGACTTCGGTGGCCCAGCCAGTGGTCGCAGTGCGAGGCATTTCGACGATGGCGGCGTCGATGTCGGCGTGCACCAGCGAACCGAGATGCATCCGCCAGATCGACGCCGGACCATCCGGATCGGTCTCAGGGGTCTGCGTCAGAACGTAGAACGCTTGACGGTCACAGCGGATGGCGAAGTCGCTCGCACGCAGCGGCAGCTCCTCGATCGCACGAGGCCGGGGCACACGGTTGGCCATGTGCTGCTCGAACCATCGCTCGGCAACGGTTCGCATCAGGATCGGTGTGGTCGACGGCGGGTGGCCAGCCTTCGACGGGCGGGGCAGGTGGCTGTTGTCGCGCTTGATGGTGGACATCAAGACTCCCTTCGGTGGGTGGGTACGTTACGAACGATTGTACTCGTTTGGTGTGACGGAGTTGTACGCTCGTTCGCATGGACATCGAACTGAGCGACAAAGGCCGGCAGCGAGCGATCGAGATCATGGAGATGATCGAGCAGATCAGAGCCGACCATCATGCGTGCACGGCACGAGAGGTGTCGAGGCTGTTGTGCACGACGCACACCATCGTGTTTGGTCGGTTGCAACGACTGCGAGAGTTCGGGCTGGTGGCATGGACGGACCTCACCGGCTCACTGCACCTGACACCAGCAGGCGGCGAATGGCTGGCAAGTCAGCGCGGTGAGGTGCGGGCGGTGCGTCAGCCAGTGAAGAAGGCACCGGCGAAGAAGGCTGCGGCGAAGAAGGCGGCAGCAACGAAGAAATGACCGGGCGCCTGCCTGAGTAGGGCGGTACTCAGGCAGGCACCCAGGTCCGGCGCCAGCCGTCCGACGGGAGGGACAGCGGCGCCATGCTGCTATTTGGAGGAGCCTCCACTCTCTCCAAGCAGCAGACCAATCCGATCACGCAGTCGTCAGCTGGTGCCGGTATTTCAAGGGAGCGTAGTACGCGTCACCCCACACTTCGGTCGGATGGAAGCCGCACTTCACGGCAAACTCGTCGGCCCGATGGATGGGCACGCCGCGCACCTTCAACGCCTGCACGTTGGAGCGCGAGATGCCCAACACCCGACCGATCTCGTTGGCGGTTTCGTATCCGCCGAGCTCCATCAACGGCTGCAACGGCAGCGTGGTGGAGCGCATCGAGAACGAGTGCGCCGTCACAACGGGGTCTCCGTCGCCGGGGCAAACATGGCGGCGATGGGCTGCATCGACTTGGGGACGCGCGAGGCGAGCAGGCCGGAGTCGATGGCACGCGACACGGCCGGGTCGAACGGCACCTGAGCGAGCACCGGCAAGCTGGCAGCGTTGCCGATGTCGCGAGCGGTGAGCGAGCGACCGGGTTCGTTGATGACGACCAGGCCCTTGGCGGAGATGTCGTTCAACGCCGCCAACTTGGCGATGGCCAGGTAGCACGGCCGAGTCACCCAGATCAGTTCGCCGGGCATGTCGAAACCATCAGCGACACCCGGCTCGATGTAGCCGTAGTCGTGGATGACGAGGTCCCAGCAGTCCAGCAGCTCGATGTTCTCGAGGTACCAGTCGGCGGTCACGAGCTGCAAGTTGTCGGTCACCTGGGTCGGCCAGAACGAATCGGTCGGGCGGGGCGCGCCAAGCACGGCGTGCTGGTCGAACGTCTCCCAGCTGACGAGCAGCGTGTGGGTGTGGCGGGCGGCGGCAAGCGCCGAGATGGCAGCGATGGTGCTGCAGCCTTGGCCGCCCTTGGCGGCGGCGTAGACGATGGTGCGCATCGGAACTCCTGTCAGGCCGGGACGGCCGGCGATTCGGGGAACGTGTGCTGGTAGGCGGTGCGATACCAGTCGGGCCAGGTTGCCATCGCACGATCGGTCGCGCGACGGATGTGCGAACGCAACGACACGGTGATCGTGGTGCCGATGACGTCGACGTCATCGACGACGTGGAAGCGGGAGAGTCGATCGAGTGCACGAGCGAACTGGCCACGGCCGACACCGAGCGCGAACGCTAGGTCGTCGACCGAGTGGTCGTCGTACGGGTTGGCGGCCCGCTTGTAGAGGTGCGGGATCAGTAGCGTCGGCGTCGGGCCGAGCATCGGCAGCAGCCAGGCGGCGGTCGAGTCATCCCACACCGGGTGCGGGCCTTCGGTCGGGACGAGGGTGACGACGATGGACGTGGCATCGTCGAACATGAGGAGGCTCATGGTGGTGTACTCCGCATTGCGTTGGGCGCGAGCTAGCACGTCGAGCAGTTCGATGTGTTCGACGGTTGGCTCACGGTCAGTGACGGGTGGAGGGAAGCCGGGCCAGTGGCGGGGCCCGGCGGCAGTCAGGACTTCACGCTGCAACCGGCGTGGCCGGCTCAGAACTGTCGCCATCGGTGACCTCGGGGGTGGAGAAGTTGGACAGGAACTTGGTGGCACGCTCCGCAGCCTGGGCCACGGTGAGCAACACGCGAGGCTGCTCACGCAGCACCGTCATCCAGTGGCGCAGGTACTTGGCGTGGTCGTCACGCAACGACGGGGTGGCGATGCCGAGATGGGCACAGGTGAACGACGCCGACAGCTCAGCGACCAACTCCTCGACAGCGTACGACGAGTCACCGAAGCGCCCGTCGAACGACCGGCCGAGCCGATCCTTGTGACCGGTCCAGTGCGCCAGCTCATGCGCGTACGTCGACATGAACCCTTCGGCGTGATGGAACTCGCCGCGCGGTGGCATCGTCACTGTGTCGGCGGCAGGCCAGTACGCCGGAGCGCCGGTCTGCACTTCGTGCGGGATGGCAGCGAGCCACGTATCGAACGCTGGCTCCACCTCGAGCGTGTCGGGTGTGTCGGTCTCGACGAGCGCACCGTCTTGCTGGCTGGCGTTGAACACGACGAACGTCGTGGGCACCAGTCGCTGCCGGGTCTGTGCGTCGGTGCGATCGGCGGGTTCCTTCTCTTTGGCAAGCACCCACTTCACACCGTGGACACCCTTCTCACCCTTGCGGACTTGGCCGCCGAGCTGGGCCCACTGTTTGTACGTCGCCCACACGTTCGACGTGTAGGCGCGCACGATGCTGGCGTGCCAGAGGAAGATGATGTTGCTGCCGGAGTAGGCGGCACCGGTGAGTGCGTTGTGTGGCAGGACGGAAGCCTGGTTCCAGCACGGCTTCCATGTGGTCGGGTCGGCAACGTCGACAGCGGCGAGCATGTCGTCGACTAGGGCTTGGGTAACATCGTCGATGTTCACAGTTCGACCCGATGCTCGATGCCAAGCTCGGCCACGCAGTCGCGACAGATGAGCTGGCCGCCGTAGTCGTCACCGTCGTTGAGGACGCGCACCAGCTGATCGTTGAAGTCCAGCGGGTACTCGTCGGAACAGACGGGGCATTCGTGGATGCGATCATGGCAGTCGCAATAGCAACCGCCGGCAGGGTCACGATGGGTCGGCGAGCAGCCGTCCTCACAGATGATCGAGTAGCAGCGGCTCATGATGTGCACCAGTCCAACGTGTCTTCCTCGAGAGCGAATGCGACGGGCCGACCGTCGATGTCGACCCACAAGTTGCGGGTGCCGTCGTAGTCGACAGCAGTGAGCGGCACGCACGGTGCCGGGGCGGGTTCGGGCAGGCTGACAGCGATGAGCAGCGTCAGCGCGGCGAGCAGTGTTCTCACAGCCAGTCCTCCGGCTGAGGGCCGATCGGTGCGGACATGGACACCATGCGCATTGTGACCGTGCCGTCGGGGTAGCGCTCGCACACCATCGGCATCATGCCGAGCATGTCGATGATCTGGTAGCGGGCCTGGTACTTGTCGAGGCCGCTGTTGCGAAGGCGGCGGTAGACACGGCGAATGGTGCTGCGCTGGTGCGGGCGGAGCACGCCGATGTCGAAGTAGCGGTGCGCTGAACGGTTGAGCGTGGCGCGTGCGCGGATGGACATGGCGTAGATGCGGGACATGGGAACCTCCATGGTCAGACGGGTGCGGGGGCGGTCTGCTCGAGGCGTTCGAGGAGGGCGGACCACTTCTCGTCGCCACGGTCGTCACCGAACTCGGCAACGAGCGAGCGGTACACCCAGTTGCACAGCTCACGGGCGACGAGATCGCCTTCGTCGTTGGCGATGTTGAGCAGGTCAGCGACATCCAGTTCGGGGCGCAGCGTGAGCTGGAGCACGGCATCGACGGAGCCGAAGCCGTTGTCGACCAAGCCCACCTCGAACACCGGGCTGAACTTCGGTGCTTCACGCTCGTCGAGGCGGTAGCCACCCGACTTGAGCCGAGCGCCGACGCGGTCGAGTTGACTCAAGTCGGTGAGCACACGAACCCACAGGTTGAGCGGGACATGCGAGCGCTCGTCCTTGTCGTTGGTGAGGTCGGTGTCGTACTCGAACGCTGCGCTGATGGTGGTGCGCCACGAGCGGAGGTCGAAGCCAGCGTTGCAGTAGAACTGGCCGAGCCAGGCCAGCACACCAGGAGCCATGGCGCGCATGGCGGCACGGGTCGGGTCGGGTTCGAGGACGGTGATGAACTTGTCGGTGGGGATGCGGGTGGTCATGTGGTGGGCTCCGATGCGCAGAGTGGACAGAAGCGATGGTCGGTGAAGGTGATGCGGCGGCAGGATGCACACACGCCGAAGTGGTACTGCTGGCGCATGAGCCAGAAGATGCGGTCGAGGGTGTCGCCGTCCCAGTCGGGGGAGTAGACGAGCACGGCAACGATGCGGTTGAGGACATCGAGATGGCGCTGGCCAGCAACGATGCGACCTGCAATGAAGCACGCTTGGTGGAAGTCGAGCCAGCCAACACCCAAGTTGAGGTCAGGGAACAGCACTTCGTACATGCCGAGTTCGCCCATGCGGCGGACGTGCACGCTGGCGGGGTCTGGTGCAGCGAGTTGTGTGCTCACGGCAGCGTCACGCGACCCGGTTGTCACGGCGGGCTTCCCAACGGATGTCGGCATCACACTGCCCGCACGGACACGACGCAGCGTGCACCAGCTCGACGTCGATGTCATCGACGTCATCGACGGCAGGCGGAGCGAGGAACGTGGTGAACGCGGTGTCGCACCACGAGCACAGCTCGAGCACGCGATGCATCTTGGGGCCGAAGTATTCGATCGAACCGGCAATGGGGCCGGGACGACCGCAACGAGCGCACTGCATGGCGCCTCCTTGCTACGGTGATGGGTGGTGAAGGTGGTCGTACCGCCCGGCGACTTCCCCCGAAGGAGCCGGGCGGTACGAGATGTTAGGCCGGCCGGAGCCGGGGCTGGTGCGCCAGGTCAGCACGCTCGGCGATGATGCGCAAGCACTCGGGAATGCCGAGTTCGTCGAGCGCAATGTCGAGCGACTGCCGGGCCATCAGGTCGATGATCTCGGCCTGGCTGAGCTTGCTCGGTGCCGGGTTCATCGGCGTGCCAACATCATCAGGTGGTACGCCGTGTTCTCGGGGTGAGCGACGATGAACGCCACTATGGCGTCCGGCCGATCACCGAAGCACGCGATCAGCTGGTCGTGGTCCGACGGGCTGATGTTGTGCTGACGGTACGCCCGCAACTGCGCGGGCGTCACGTCACCGAACTCCTCTTGGAAGATGCGCTGTTCCCGGGGCATCAGAACGGCTCGCTCTCGTCGCCGTAGATCGGGTCCGACGGACGGTTCTGCTGGGCGGGGGCGCCAGCCTGACCGTTGTCACGGACCACACGCTCGACCGTGGCACGAGCCCAGCGGAGCGACGGGCCGATGTCGTCGACGACGATCTCGACGGCGGAACGCTTCTCGCCTTCCTTGGTCTCGTACGAGCGCTGCTCGAGGCGACCGGTGACGACGACGCGACTGCCCTTGACGCAGGATGCGCTCAGGTTCTCGGCCATGTCGCCCCAGGCGACGCAGTTGAAGAACGAGACCTGCTCCTGCCACTCGCCGTTCACCTGGTAACGGCGGTTGACGGCGAGGCCGAAGTTGGCGGCGGCACGCCCGCCCGTGGTGAACCGAAGTTCCGGATCACGGGTGAGGTTGCCGACGAGGGTGACGGTGCTGTCCGACATGATGTTCATCTCCTAGATGTCGTGGGTTGTTGTCGGTCGGGCGACCTCGTCAGGGACGAGTCGCCCATGTCGGTGCCGTGCGATCGAAGCGAACGCATTGGCATCGAAGGTGGGATCGGCGTCGTGGAACTCATCGCAGAGCGACACGATCACCTGATCGAGAATGGCGAGCTGCGCATCGCACCAGCAGTGGGCGCGGCTCGATGCAAGAACACGAGCGACGTCGAACTGCAACGCTCGTGAGTAGACGGGAGGACTACGGCGTGCGGTCGTCGTACCCTTCGCCGTCCGGCGCGAAGAAGAAGTCGCTGTCACCGGGGGGGACGAAGGGAAGTGGCGGTTCGGACCATTCGGCATCAGCGGTACTCCGGGTGACAGTGGGGTGAAGGACACGGGCCGGCTTCGCACCGACCAACTCAGCGAGATGGCGACGACATGCCTGCCATTCGTGATGGACATCGACGTCATGCAGATCAGCGCCATCGGAGACACGCTCCAACAGGCGCTCGTACCGCTTCGCCAGACCGATCGCCTGGTCACGCTGCACCACGTTGTCGACCCACTTACCGTTCGGAATGAACGTCACACTGCGCTTTCCCACACAACCTCCTCAGGGCAAGCAACGAGGCACCGCAGCAGACGGCGGCGCATCAGGAACAGGACGACCAGCAGCGTCGAACCACGTCAACGTCACTGGATCGTACGACACCGCAACCAGCGGCACGCACGGACCACGCTCACGGCAACCAGGCGCGAGAGCGAGCAACACGAAGGCGACCAGCGCAAGGAAGAAGAACGCCCGACGCACTACACGACGGCCGGCTCGAGCGAGCCAGCACGATCGACATGCAGACGAGCAGCCTGCGCGGCCTGGATACGCAACGGAGCAACACCCGACGCAACGAGGCGCAACGGACGCAACACCACCTGCGGCGGCGAGTCACGACGACGAACCTGCCACACTGCCACACCCACCGACCACACTTCCCAACGATGCACCAGCGCAGCAGCACGCCACACACGCAGCATCGCCACCGCATCCGCAGCACACGTCGTCGGCTTCAGATCGGCAGTCACGAACATCGTCGTGCCAGTCACAGGAAATCCCCCACGTTGAGATCAGTGAACGTGTCGCTGAGGAACTGATCGAACGAATCATCCGCCTGAGCGACGAGCTCACGCAAGATCACCGGCGCACTGACCTCGTACGAATGGACAGGATCAGCAACCGGCATCACACGCAGCACCGGCAACCGAACACCACGCTCGAGCGTCGCCACAGCCGTCGACATCCCCAACGTCGAGATCAGACCGACCTCACGATCAGTGTGGAAGCGAACAGCCACCGCACACCGCACCGGCAACACGAACCCAGGAGCATGCTCCAACACCCACTCCGGCGACGCAGCCCACCGAGCCAACGTCGCCGCAGCCTCGATCAACGACGGCGACTCCGCCGCCACGATCATGAAGCCCGACGGCGCCGCATCGGACGGCTGACCGAACGCCACACACCCATCGGGATACGTTGGCGACACCAACGAGAACACGTCGATCGAGTCGATCATCGACGCCAAGAACCATTCATGTGCACGCTGCACGAAACACCATCCAGTCAACGCCACAAGGTATGTGCTCACATGCGCCCGGGGCGGAACGGCAGCGCAGCGAGTTGTGTGCTCACGAGCCGCGAGGATGGGTGACCGGCGGAACGCAGGCGACCGGGTCGCGGTTCGATCTGTGGGGACGGGACCGAAGGCGGGACGAGCGGAGCTCGTCGTGCGCGTCCGATCTATGGCACAGGGGCCGGCCGTCAGGGGGACCGGCGTAGCCGGTCGAGCATCCGTGCGGAGCACGGTGGGCAACCTGCGGAGCAGGTTCGCCGTTAGGGGTCACACGGTGGAACGCGCGAAAGGGGCCGGGACCCGAAGGTCCCGACCCCGAAGGCGGTTGGTCCGGTCAGAGGACCGGGTCGTCGTCGATCTCCGGCGCGACGTGCTCCGGCGACTCCATCGCCTCTCGGCGGAAGGCGTCGGCCTGCTCGTTCGCCCGGGCGATCGTGTTGATCGCCCGACGCAACTCACGCACCGCCTGCTGCGCCTCGTGGAGCGACTTGTAGGTGGCGACGACGCCGAGCACACCCGACTCGTAGGTGGGCGAGACCTCGCCCACCTGGAAGGCGGAGCGGAGCGTGCCGTCACGACCGACGAACGTGACCGGCTGGTAGTGCAGCACCCACACGGCCTCGCCACGGGCCGTGTAGGCCCGGGTGTTCGTCGGCATCGACACGAAGATCAACTCCTCCGTGCCAGCCGGTGCCCACTCGCCCTGGCCGAGCGTGCGGTCGAAGAACAGGGCCACCTTGCCGCCGATGCGGAGCGAGGCGTCGGCGGCGTAGTCGAACAGGCGCTTCTTGACGATGTAGCGGGCCTGCTCGACCTGCATCGGGTAGCGGCGGGTGGCCGCTGCGGCGTAGGCGACAGCCTCGCCGTCGAGCGTGCGCTCGTAGCCGACGTTGAAGCCGCCGTCCTCGTTCCAGGCCCCGAAGCGTTCGGTGATGGCCATCGCCTGATCCAGCTCGTCCGAGTCGTACGGGTTCAGGTTGGCGGGCTTCATCGAAGCCCGGGCGGAGTTGTCGATGAGCGACTGGGCCTCCTTGGCGGCGTCGATCTTCGCCAGGTGCTGCAGCACGCTGTACTCGGCGGCCTCGTCGGCGGTCATGGGACCGGCCGGGTAGGCCGGGACGTCCGAGCGGAACTCGGGCGCACCGTCGAGGATGAGGCGGGCCGCACGCCCGGCGACCGAGCGGGGCGACACGCTGTTGACGGAGGCGACCTGCGCCAGCAGGAAGCCTGCGAGGAACGGCTGCGAGCAGTCGTCCAGGCTGGCGACCGCTTCGGCCACGAAGCGGTCGAGATCGGCCTTCTTGACCTTGACCGAGGCCAACTGGATGGCGAGCACTTCGCCGAGGCGGAACTGGTCGGAAGCCCACGAACGCAGTTCGGGGGCGTGGATGGAGCCGATGGCGAAGTCCCAGCCGGACTGCGGGGCCCGGTCGAGGACGGTGGGGTCGGTGAGGGTGGCGGTGGTGGACATGGTGACCTCCTGGGTCGTGGTGGAGTGGGTGAGGTGGATGATGGGACGGTTGGTGGTGATGGTGGACATGACTGCCTCCTCAGGCGGTGGGTGGACGGTTGGTGGAACGGATGACGTGGCGGTAGCGGACGACCGTGAGGTTCGGCCCGAGCCGAACCTGATACGGGACGGTCTCGACCCCACGGAAGATCGTCGGCGGGATGTCGATGACGACCTCGTCGTCATCGGGGGCGACGAGAGCGACGAGCACCGCCCGATCACGAAGATCGGGCGGCACGTTGTCGTCGAAGCGGACGGCCGGGGTGGGAGCGTCGGCGTCGGGCCACTCATCGACCAGGCGGAAGGAGAGGCGCAACTCAGCCACGGATCGCCTCCCAGCCGTGATCGGCGCAGCGGAACGAGCCGACGAGCGCGCCTCGCTCCGAGAACAGCTGGACCGTGTCACCAGCGTGCATCGACGGGGCACGGAGCAGGTCGAGCCGCCGGCGGGCGGTGCGCTGCCACTCGTTCGGCAGCCGACGGCAGTCGGCCTCGGCGGTCTCGTCCACCCGGTTGAGAGCGGCGAACAGCTCGTCGAGGCTGAACTCGGCGGGGGTGGTGACGAGCACCGTGTGGAGTTGCACGAGGCTCGGGTAGGCGTCGTGCATGCGGACGCCGATGCGGACGACTGCGTGCGGCAGCAGCGGCTTGGAGTTGGGAACGGCCATGGTCAGACCTCCTGAGTCTGGGTGTGAGAGGGAAGCCACGCGAGCCGGTCGAGGCGACCGGCCGTGCGGTAGAGCAGCGCAGCGAGGGCTGCGGTGTGATCGGTGGGGATGTCGGCGTCGCAGCCGTCCCACAGGTCCTCGGCGAGCGAGGCAGCAGCGTGCGCACGGGCGATGAAGGCGGCAGCGTGCGGGTGAGCGAAGGGAGCGATCATCAGAACGGCTCGTCGTCAGCGGTGCCGAAGGGGCCGTGCACCGGACCGAGGTCCTGGAGCGTCGGGCCGTGGAGGGGGAAGCGGGCGCTGAGGCGCATGACCACGCGCTCACTCAGGCGGACCAGGGCCTCCCACTGGGCGGTGAACTCGTCGATCTCGTCGTCCGAGTAGCCCTCGACGTACAACTCGTACTGGGCCTGAGAGAGATCGGCCCACGAGTCGGCGTGGCGCATCTCAGCGATGTCGACGAGAGCGCAGCCGCGCTGCATGGTGATGGTGGTGATCGATGACATAGTGGCCTCCTAGCCTCTAAGCAGCAGCCACACCCTGTGGCCGCATGGCCCACCACCTTGACGGGCGTGCGGCGGGGCCGTTGTCAAGCGCACGGGACGCAACGTGAAGGCCCGTAGCAGACGTAACTTCGAGCGCTTGACAACCCGATTCCATCAGGACGATTGCTGGGCGTGGCGCCCGGCACACTCGGTTCAGTGTGGCGGGCGGCATGAACTGGAATCGGCCTGACCCCCGGAGGGGGCGGCACCCGAAGAATCTCCGACACCCAGCCATCCACCACGCACATGATCTGCAACGCTCGAGCACGCAGCCGTGGAATCGTGCCCGACGTGCGTCTGTCAACGTGAGTGGCCTGCGGACACTGGGGGGGGTCGTAACAAGGCGTGGAACACAGACGGAGTGCGACGGTGCTCCCTGTCTGATGTGCGTGCCCGTCGCCCCCCGCACACGCACCGCTCGGAATGGGGCGCGCAGCATGACGGGCGACGAGAAACACAGAGGGAGCACCGGCGTGCTCCGCCCGCTACGCCGGAGACCCGTGATGCCATTGGCCACCGTCAGGGAGTCGGACGCTTCGGTGCGGCCGACCAATCACTGTGCGGACAACAACCTCCCCCCGAACAGACACAACGCGTCCGCACTTGGCGCGACACCCAGACCCTGCCCGCAGACGGTGGCGCAGGCGAGCCAGCGAGCCGAGCACACGCCGCCCGCACCGAGGGAGCCTTGCGAGTGAGGAAGGGCTTGACCAGGAACAACACCGAAGCGGCCCGAACCAACGCACCCACACCACCACCAGGGCAGGCGGTTGGGGAGAGGTACAGCCCTACCGTACCTCTCCCCAACCGAAGGGGACTTGGGTGGGGCAGCATGGGGATGGACAGCAACAACCCGAAGCCACACCACACCGCAACACCACCACCTCACCCGACCCGTCCGAAGGAGACACCAGCAGCAACAGCCGAAGGCCACCCGGATGCAGGGCAGCGCCCTGCCAGGGGGGCACGGGGGACACCAGTCCCCCACCCCAACCACCAACCCACCACAACCCCGCACCACACCCCACCCACGAATACCGGACAGAAGGCCAGGTGGGCAC